GGCCCTGCTCCCCTTGGGTGCAATGCTTTATCTCGACATCTTGGAGGTGAAGCATCAGGTGAAACAAGAGGTGGAAAAGGTCGAACGGCTAAGAAGACAACTGGAACAGGAGAAGCGAAAAAATGACAAGACATGAATTTTCACTGCTGGCGTTGACTGTTTGCGTTGGCATCCTCTGCGGGTTACTGGCTGGCTGCGAAGATCGTTTCAGATACCCTTGCCAAGACCCAAAGAATTGGGAACTTGCCGAGTGCAAGCCGCCAATCTGCACAGCAACGGCTACATGCCCCGACCAGTTAATCAAACCCGAACAGGAGAAGAAGTGATGGCTACAGTTGGATATAAACCAAATAATCGTCTGTCTCCAGAGGAGATTGAGGCTCGCGTGTGGGCTTGGGTGATCTTCGTGATCTCTGTCATCTTGTTGGGTTCATGTTTCAGTTTCATCTATTCTGTGACGTTCGTGACCCAGCCAATGTCATCTATGGCGCCAATCGACAAGGTTTACACCAAGATGATCAACGACATCATGCTGCTTTGCACTGGCGTCTTGGGCGGTGTGGCTGGCCGCAAGGCCGTGTCGGCTGCTGTGGCGACAGCCACCGCCAAGGCAGAGAACATTGACAACGACAACGATGAGCCGCCAAAGCCATGAAGGATCTTCTTGGCGGTCTGCTGGTGCTGGTGCTTGTGTTTGGCGGTGGATATTGCACCGGCAAGCACTATGAGCAAGAGGCCCAGCAGGCCGAGGTGGATCGGCTCAACACCGAGGCCAGGGCCAAGGAAAAGGCTTTGGCTGACGCTGTAACAACAACCGCAAATGCACTGAGGGTATCGAATGAAAAAGCAAAGATGGCTACAAAACAGCGCGATGCTGCTATTGACAGTGGCGATCTCAAGCTGCGGGTTCCTGTCAAAACGTCCTGCCCCGTACAGCCCACCGCAGATCCCGCCACTCCCACAGGAGGTGGTGGAGGAGAAGCATCAGCCGAACTTAGTCCAGAAGTTGGAAAAACTCTTTTCGCAATAGCAGAGGAGGGTGACCGCGCCATCACCAAGCTCAATGCTTGCATCGATTTGTACAACCAAGCTATTGAATCACAGAAAGGTATCAAATGAATCTGTCAAAAAACTTCAAACTCTCAGAGCTAATTAAGTCAGAGACTGCAACACGCCTAGACATTGACAACACGCCAAACGAAGAGCAGATTGAGTCACTGCGTTTGCTCTGCGAAAACATATTGCAACCTGTCCGAGATCACTTTGGCAAGCCTGTCAAGATCTCATCTGGATTTAGGTGTTCTGCCTTGAATCAAGCTACAGGAGGCTCGGCAACCTCAGACCATTGCAAAGGCCAAGCCTGCGATTTTGAAATTGATGGCGTTCCCAATCCAGAGCTGGCAGAGTGGATTGAAAGTAATCTGAAATACACGCAATTGATCTTGGAATTTTGGGTTCCAGGCGGGGATGATCCAAATGCGGGGTGGGTGCATTGCTCATTCTCACCATCAAATCTTAAAGGTCAATCACTGACGGCCACCAAGGTTGCCGGTAAGACGCAATATCTGCCTGGTCTAGTCGCATAATTTAGGTCATGGCTACCAATCTGACTCAGCAGCTCGACACACCGGCGCCACCCAACTTGGGGACGCCTGATGTGCTTTACAGCGAAAGCTATTTCAGGCAGACCAATGGCGGCCTCAATGTCTACTTCAACAAGCTGCGCAACCTGTTTGGTGCGTTGCTTGGCCCAAGGGGTGGTAAGTTTCTAAACCTACCCTACGGCGCGTTTCAGGACTCCACAGACCAGACGGCGGCCAACACCACCACGGCCTACGCCATCACCTTTGACACCACCGACTTCACTAATGGTGTCACCTTGTCAAATTCGTCAAGACTAAATGTGGCGCAGGCTGGGATCTACAACCTGCAATTCAGCATCCAGTTCAAGAACACCACCAATGACGGCCAAGATGTGGATGTCTGGCTTCGCAAGAACGGCACAAACATTGCCAATTCAAATAGCAGATTTCACCCTCCAGCAAGAAAATCAGGAGGCGACCCATCCCATTTGATTGCCGCGCTGAACTTATTTGTTAGTCTGGCGGCCAATGACTATGTAGAGATCATGTGGCGGCCAACAGATGTGGGCGTCAGCCTTGAGCACTTTGCAACCAGCAGCTCGCCCACCAGACCGGCAGTTCCATCAGTAATTGCCACTTTGAGCTTTGTGTCCAATTTGTCGCAAGAAACCGCATAATTAAGCCATGGCATTCGTACCCTTAAAAATCCCACCAGGCATCTACCGAAACGGCACTGAATATCAGTCTGCTGGGCGGTGGTTTGACGCCAACCTAGTTCGCTGGTTTGAGAATACCCTGCGCCCAATTGGCGGGTGGCGTAAGCGCTCCAGCAGCCAACTGACAGGCAAATGTCGTGGCCTTTTAACTTGGCGGGACAACAGCGGAGATCGTTGGATTGCCGCAGGTACTGAATCAAAGCTCTACGCCATGAACGAGGCGGGGACGCTGAAAGACATTACACCCACAGGCTTGACTGTTGGCGTTGCAAACGCCGCCACCAAGACTGGCTATGGCTATTCAACCTACGGCAATTTTGCTTATGGCGTTGCGCGGCCAGATACTGGCACTGTGACGCCAGCCACCACATGGTCCTTGGACACATGGGGTGAGTATCTGATTGCTTGTTCTGATGCTGATGGCAAGCTGTACGAGTGGCAGTTGGGATTCTCAACGCCAACAGTGGCAGCGGCTATTGCCAATGCACCGACAGGCTGTGCGGCGGTGATGTCAACTGCCGAAAGGTTTATCTTTGCTTTGGGCGCGTCTAGCAATCCTCGGCTGGTGAAGTGGTGCGATCAAGAGGACAACACTGTCTGGACGGCTGCGGCCACCAACCAAGCTGGTGACTTTGAATTGCAGACGGTTGGCGCCTTGAAGGCTGGCAAGAAGGTGCGCGGCATCAACTTGCTATTCACTGACGTTGACGTGCACACCGCCAGCTACATCGGCGCCCCCTATGTGTACTCCTTTGAGAAGGCCGCCAGTGGCTGTGGCTTGATCTCCTCGCAGGCTGTGGCAGCCATTGACACTGCCGCCATGTGGATGTCTTCATCAGGCTTCTGGATATTTGACGGCTATGTCAAGCCACTGCCCTGCGATGTGTCTGACTATGTGTTCCAGAATCTGAACTACAACCAAGCCTCCAAGGTTTATGCGGTTCACAATTCCAAGTATGGCGAGATCTGGTGGTTCTACCCATCAAGCGCCAGCAACGAAGTTGATTCCTACGTCACATACAACTACCGCGAGAATCACTGGAATATTGGCTCCATGGCTCGCACGGCTGGCACAGATCGGGGTGTCTATTTGAATCCTTTGATGGTGTCAACTGACGGCTACATCTACGAGCATGAGGTTGGCTTTGCGTATGACGGCGGGACTGTCTATGCCGAGTCTGGACCCTTTGAGATTGGCCAGGGTGACAACATCATGTCGGTGCGTCAGGTGATACCTGATGAGCAGACGCTGGGTGAGGTTGCCATCAGCTTCAAGACGCGACTCTATCCAACGTCAACAGAGACAACACACGGTCCATATTCAGCATCACAGCCGACAGATGCGCGGTTCTCTGGCCGTCAGGTGAAGATGATTGTGACTGGTGCACTGCTAGACGATTGGCGAGTTGGCGTCATGAGATTGGAAGCTGTGGCGGCGGGTAAGCGTTGAGCCGCACCGCAAAATAGAATACTGCAAAGGAAACGAACATGGCGACAGCGCAAGACACAGCACAAGCAAAACGCGACCTGATTGAGTCAATCAAGGAAGAGGGTCTTGACCCCAATATGTTGATTCAGCTTGGAAATATGGCTGAAGCAGTCTTGAAGGACAAGTCTTTATATCCTCAGTTTTTGCAAGCTGTTGTTCAAAATGGTTTGGCTGAAGAGGCTGATATGTCTGGCGATATTGATTATCAGCTTATTGGGTTTTTTGTTGCCACGCGAGAGATTGTCAAAGAGATGATGGCCTCTGGCGAATTGGGAGCGTGAAATGGGATTGAAAAAACTTGGTACTTGGGTAAAGAAAAATATCAAGCCTATTGCGGCAGTTGCGTCAATTGTCTTTCCTCCTCTAATACCTGCGCTTGGAACAGCGATTGCAGGTGCAGGTGCTAGTGCCGCAGTTATTGCTGCTACTGGTGCGGCTGCTTTGGGGGCTGGTGCTAGTGCAATTGCGGGTGATAAGCCATCAGATGTTTTGAAGAATGCGGCACTTGCTGGCATCACGGCTGGAACAATAAGCAAGATAAGTGGTGCGGCTACTGCCGCCGCTGATTCTGCCGCCGCCGCTGGTTCAAATGCGTCTAGCGCATACTATACAAGCCCCTCATCCGTTGCGGCATCGCCTGCGGGCTATATGTCTCCAGAGCTTATATCTGCTGCTGGCGGCGCTACAAATCTTGGGGTTTCCGCAGTTGGTGCAGCAGCTCCAGCCGCAGGCGCAGCAGCTCCAGTGGCGGGTGCGGCGGCTCCAGCGGTAGGTGCAACAGCTCCAGCGGCAGGCGCTGCCGCAGCGGCTGGTGGCCCTGGCCTTATTTCTGACGCAGTAGATTTTGCAAAGGAAAATCCAAGCCTTGTGGGCGGCGCGATTGGGGCTGTAACTGGCGCAATTGATGCCGCCAATGCACCTAAAGAAACAACCACCACCACGTCAATTGATCCCGACATCAAGCGTGAGTACATGGCTAATCTGGAGCGGGCCAAGGCTGCCGCCGCTGGTTTGGGTGTGCGTCAGTTTGCAGGCTTTACTGATGACTATGGTTTGGCCGAGGCTCAACTGAAAAACCTTGGACTTGGCGGGAAGGGTCAGCAGACAACAGATGAGGCCGCAAGGCTTGCAATGATTGAGGCTGGATTTACTCCTCAACAAATTGCCGCTGCACAGGCCGACCGTGGCGCTGTTCAAGATGTAACTGGTCAGCTTGGCTCTCAGTACATGAGTGCTTATTTCAACCCATATGAAGAGCAAGTAGTCCAAGGCACTTTGGGAGATATTGAGCGTTCACGTCAGATGCAAGACATTGCCGACAGAGCCAGAGCCACTCAGGCTCGCGCCTTTGGCGGATCACGCCAAGGCGTTCAGTCTGCGCTGACAAATGAGGCTGCATTGCGTCAGGCAGGTACAACTGCTGCTGGATTGCGTCAGGCTGGATTTTCGCAAGCCGCTCAGTTTGGTCAGTCTGATGCTGCACGCCAATTGCAGGCACAGATGGCAAATCAGGGTGTCTCTTTGACGCTTGAGCAGGCCAACGCCCAACTGAGACAGCAAGCCGCATTGGCGAATCAACAGGCTAGCATCTCTGGTGCTGGCTTGCGTCAGTCTGCTATTAGTCAGCTTGGTAGGCTTGGTGAGCAACAGCAAAACCTTGGACTGACTGGCGCAAACGCGGTGATGCTTGCGCAGCTGGAGCGCCAAAAACTTGATCAGCAAAGACTTGATGCACAGCGCAATCTTGAATTAGAGCGTTTGGGCATCACTAGCGGAGCGCTGGGAATGCAGCCAGCAAATCTTGGAGGATCATCATCACAGCCTTTGTACAACAGCCCGATTGGCAGTGCATTGTCTGGCGGCTTTACTGGCGCTTATATTGGTTCTTTGTTGCAACCTAAGAAGGCATAAGGAAAAAACATGGCAACATCATTTGACATGGGACTGCTTGGCGATCTATTTGGCGGTGGCGGTGAGACTGGCCTTGAGGGCTACTTGACGCCAGCACAGCAGCAGGCAATGCAGCGACAAGGCCTGTTGCAGGCCGCCATGGCTATTGGTCAGGCCAGCGGCCCCAGCACTACACCACGGTCCTTGATGCAGATTCTCAGCTCTGGCGTTGCCGCTGGGCAGCAGGGCTACTCTGAGGCGCAGAAGAATGCCATCACCAATTTGCTGACTAAGCAGAAGCTGGACGAGGCGAAACGCGCACAGGCTTCACAAGAAGCCTATCAGCGATATTTGATGGGCGGCGCTCAACCTACCGAAGGTATGGAGATCACGCCACAGCAAGCTATTTCGGCTCCAGGTATGCCTGTTGGTCCAACAGTTGAACGCGCAGAGATGATCGGCCAACCAGCGCCAAGCGTCATGCCTAGTGGCGCATCAGTATTGACACGCGAACAGCGTGCAATGCTGTCTGCTTTGCCTGCTGAGAAGGGTATTCCAGAAATGCTCAAGCTGACTCAGCCAAGCGAAAAGGCAAAGCTACTTGCCGAACTTGGCATGAAGCCAACCCTAGAGAACTTGCGTTTGCTTGAAAAGCCAGAGGCTGATCCAGAGAAGATCAAAATCTTGAAGGCTTTGGGCTTGGACGTGAATTTGACGAATTTGCGTTCACTTGACAAACCAGAAGCCGCGCCAAACGAAGTTCAATTGCTTCAAGCTGCTGGCGTGCCTGTGACGTTTGAAAACATCATGAAGTTGAAGCGTTCTGGCGCAAGTAACGTCAATGTTGAAACCGGCCAAAAGGGTTTTGAGAACAAGATGTCGGCCAAGAAGACATTCATGTCTGAGCCAATCTACAAAGATTACAACGACATGAAGGCCGCTTATGGTCAGGTCATCACATCACTTGATCAGGGAACTCCAATCGGTGATGTGGCTGGCGCAACCAAAGTTATGAAATTGCTTGATCCTGGTTCTGTCGTTCGTGAAACTGAATTGGGTATTGCGATGGCGGCATCAGGTCGCATGGATAGATTGCAAAACTACTTCACTTTGTGGGCATCTGGTGAGAAGTTGACACCGACACAACGTGACGACTTCAAACAATTGTCAAATGAACTGTATGCGGCGGCTGGACAGGCATACAACCAAAAGCGCGATGAATATCTCGACTTTGGAAAAGAGACTGGCGTTCCGCTTGATACAGCGCTTGGCGCACCTGCAAAATTGCCGTCAATTGTTCGTCAGCCTGGCGGTGCAGCCAAGCGCAAACCATTGTCAGAAATCTTTAAAAGATAAGGCTAGATTATGGACAGCATAAAAGCTCAAATTGATGCAGCTCGCAAAGAGGGTTATCAAGACGATGAGATCATGACGTTCTTGTCTGGCTTGCCTGGCGTTGATACACAAATACAAACAGCAGTTGAAAACAACTACACGCCAGCAGAAGTGCTCAAGTTCTTGTCTGAGCGCAAGTCGCCTGCTTATGAAGCTGGCGCACAGAAATCGAATCTGGAGAAAGGTTTCTTGGCGGCTATGCAAGGCCCAACAATGGGCTTTTACGATGAACTGGCTGGCGCTGTTGCAGCCCCATACAAGGCCATCACTGAAGGCAAACCACTGTCACAGGCATACCAAGAGCAGCGCGATGTTTTGCGCGGCGCTGCCGAGTCTTATGCCAGAGAAAATCCTTTGACGGCCACAGGCTTGCAGGTCGGCGCATCTTTGCCAACATTGATGATGAGTGCCCCTGCAAGAGTTGGTCAGGCCGTATCTCGCGCCGTCACTCCAGCCATTGAGGCTGTATCTCCAAGGCTGGCACAGATTGGTCAATACTTGACTCAGCCACCAGCACAAGGTCAATTGATGGGTATGGGCCAACGCATGGCGCAAGCTGGCGCCGCAGGCTTGGGTTATGGCGCCATTGGCGGCCTTGGCACATCAGAGGGTGAAACCATTGGCGACATCACGCAAGACGTTGCCAAAAGCGCCGCCATTGGCGGTGTAGTTGGACCAGTCTCTCAGCCTGTGATGGCGGTGCTTGGTGGTGCTGGCCGTCAGATCGCCGCAAGAGTTCCAACATCAGGGCAGGCCGCTAGGGCTGAAACTTATGCGCAGCAAAAGGTTGCCGAGGCGCTGTTGCGCGACACACCGCCAGAGTTGTTGCAAAGCGCCTTGTCCATGTCCCAAGCTCGCATGGGCAAACTTGGCGGTGAGGCTCGCATTGCTGACGTTGGTGGAGCCAATATGCGTCAGTTGTTGGACACCATCGCAACATTGCCAGGCGAGACAAAGCAGGCTTTGGAGCGTGCCATCAGAGAGCGCCAAGCTGGCCGTGCTGGCCGTCTTGTGACTGCTGCTGATGAGGCTTTGGGCACTGGCGGCGCACAGTTCCAGCAAAGCATTGACAACTTTAGCGAACTGCGCCGTGTCGAATCTAGACCGTTCTACAACGCCATCGACCAAGCTGTTGTCCAAGTGGATGACAAGCTGATGGGCTTGCTGAAACGATCAGAGAATCTGCAAGGCGCTGCTGAATTGCTGTACCGCACAAAGACTGGTCAGACCATTGACTTGTCTAGGCTGCAACCAGGCCAGCCAGTCCCCATGAACGTGCTGGACACATTGAAGCAGTCACTGTACGACTCCGCACAAAGCCTGAAACGATCAGGCAGCAGTCAGCAGGCCAACGCCTATGACGATGTGCGCCGTGAATTGATCGCAACATTGAGCGAGAAGTCGCCAAAAGTTGGCGGCAAGTCTGCCTACGCACAGGCCATGGAGAAGTGGGCAGGACCATCTCAGATGATGGACGCCGCCGAGCTTGGCCGCAAGGCCATGACAGGTGACATCGTGAACTTCAAGCAGGAGCTGCGCGACTTAACGGCATCAGAATTGGATGCCTTCCGAGTCGGTGCTTTGCAAGCCTTGCGCCAGAAGACTGGCACAGAGGCTGGTCAGACGTCATTGTTGAAGATGTGGAAAGAGCCTGCAACGCAAGAACGTCTGAAGGCCGTATTTGGCAATGACTATCGAAAATTCGCATCAGCAGTGGCTCAAGAGGCGCGTCTGAAAGGCTTGGAGTCTGCTGGCCGTGGATCTCAAACAATGGCGCGCGCTGCTGGCATGGCCGACCTTGATGTCGCACCAGTGATGCAAGCAGGTCAGGCCGTTGCCACTGGCAATGTGCCAGGCATGGTGTCTTCTGCACAAAGCCTGATTGGCCGTGTCCAGACGCCAGAGGCTGTGCGCAATCAGATGGGACGCATCCTGCTGTCACGCGAGCAACAAAAGCTACTTGATCTGTCAGAATCAATCAGACGCATGAACGAATCACGCGCAAGGGCTGCCGCTGGCGGTGGCTATGTTGGCGGTCAGACTGGCATCATTGGATCAAATCTCGCAGGACAATAAACCATGGCAACAATGCGCCCCACACCACGCAATGAGCTTTTGGGCTTGTTGTCTGACGCCATGGCTGGCGGCTTGGAGTACATGCGCGACCCGCAAAGGACGCAGCAGATGCAAGGCTTGGCGGGTTTGCTGGAGTCAACTGGTATCCCAAAAACGACAGAGCGTTTGGCCTATGGCGAGCCACTGACCAACATTGGCCGCGCCAATGTGCCATTGCTCAAGCCTGAGACTGCCGAGGCCATCATGACTGTTGCGCCATTTGCGCCAAAGGGCATGAAGATGATTCGCGCCACTGAGGGCTTGCCTGTTGGGATGAGTATTAAGGATGTGGGCAAGGGAATGGTCAAAGAGATCCCAAAGAAGTCATCATTGCTTGAAATGACTCGCACACCAAGCGAAACAGAGATCAAGAAGATGTCACGCGAAGATCTACTAACTTGGCTACAAAACAATGATCCTAATGGTCAATATATGGACCCAACGCCAAATCCATCAGTTTCAATGTATCGCACTGGCAAAGGCTATGCTGTTGAAAATGCAGACTCTGGCGATGTCTTTGAGTTCAAGGACTTCAATGAGGCGCAGAATGAATTCAACAGCATGAGATTCTCTAATGCTGAATTCCAGCCCATGACGTTGAAAGAGGCTCAAGAGTCTGCCATCAACTACTTGCGAGAATCTGCGCAGCCAGCAGAAAGCGCCAAAGTTTTGCCGTTTCAGCGCAAAGGTTTGCTATCACCATAAAACGCAGCCACCAGCGGGTCACGTTTAATCTTCCACTTCTTGGCCCTCTCCCGCGCGATCCGAAAGGCGTGGTCATCGAGGGACTCTTTGGCTCTCCACTTCTCCAGCCTCTCCTTGGCCGTCAAAGGCTTTGGCCTGATGGCGTCAGAGCCGATGCCGTAGGCGTAGACCGCCACCCAAACAGTGCCAACCCTGCGCCACTCTGTGACGTACACCAAGCCAGATCTGCGCAGCTTGGCAACAAGTATCTGAGCCGACCGCTGGGTGCAGTAGACGGTGGCCGCCAGCTCATGCGCAGTCAAGTTCTGACGCGTCAGCAGGTCAACGATGCGGGGCAGGCGCACTGACTTCATTTGGTGTCGCTGTTACTTTGAATCTTTTTGCGAAATGATTGGAGTTATCGCCAAAGGCCATTCAATGCCGTAGCTGTCCCAGCGAAATATCTTCTCTTGGCTTGGATCGTATGGCGCGTCAACGATGTACTGCACGATGGCTTGCGCAGATAGCACCAGGTAACCATGCGCATATTGCGGCGGTATCAGCAAGGCTTTAGAGTCATCAAGCTCAATGCCAAACCATTTGCCTGTCTCAGGGTCCAGCACAACGTCAAATATTGACCCAACAACTGGCATCACTAACTTGGTCTGGTTCTGATAGTGCAGGCCGCGCAGCACGCCAAACTTGGATGAAGCCAGATTCAATTGGCGGTATTCACTGCGATTTGATTTCCACATCTCCATGAAATACCCTCTGTCATCAGAGTTCTTCTTGTTGTTGATTACTTGAATTCCATCAAGCAGTTCGCCTTTGTAATAAGCTGGATTCATGCATATCCCCATTTCTTGCATAGTTTCTTGATCTTGGTTCTGAGCTTCTTCTTTTCGCAGACCTTGGCGTGCTGCCTCTCAATCATCTTCTCGCGCAGTGACTGTGGCGTTGGTGGCGCAGGGAATAACCCATTCCAGCCAATCAGGCCACACACCAAGGCGACAAGCAGCCTGTCAGTCATTCACTCTTCCCCTTAATCACTTTTTGCACCACTTCTTTGGTGGTGAAACGGTGCTCATTGGCGCACATGTATCGCCTGTACACCTCATTGTTTGGCCGCGCCCTTGTCTCAAGCACGCTGACCCATTTGGCGCAAACTGGACACTTCACTTGATCTCCCAAGAGTCCAGCAGCACCACGATGAAGGCATAGACCACCACAAACAGGATGGCGATGCCAAGCGCACCCAGCAGAACGAAGCTCAAGACTGTTTCCATAGTTTCAGCACCTTTGATTTGTGTTGCGGCTCTTCGACCTTGGGCGAGTTACCAAAGACAGGCTTCCATCCGCGCTTGCGCCATGTGGCTTGCACGTCAGCGCCTCGCGTTGGGGTGAATGCAGCGTCAAAGACGTGCAGGGTCGGCCAGACGATCTTTGTGCCAGCGGGTGGGTTCCAGTTCAGCTTTCTCATTTCTGTGCCGCCAATAGTTCAATTTCGACTTCTTTGACGCGCTCTCTGAGGATCTGCACCTCATGCTCAAGGTTGGAGATCTTCTTCTCCAAGCGCTCGCGTGTCATGTTTTCAGCGTGCGACCAACCGATCAGCGTGCCCTCGGTCACCGCCATCCGCGCCAGCTTGGCGTACTCATCGCGCAACATGAAGCCGCCACCCACTTCCATGGGCGGGGTGAACTTGTTGACGGCGCGGTCAATCTCGATCTGCATTTTTTCAGACATGTGCTTCTCCTTGTGTTGTCAGTTGATTATTCCAAGCCGCGACCAGCAATGTCGCGTTGTATGGAACAGGGGTCACGGCAGACACAAACAGGCCCTTGCCGCGCTGTTTGCGTCCCCATGCGTCTTGGGCATTGGTGTTGATCAATTCCTTGCGTTTGACGGCGTTGTAGATCTTGGTGCGCGGGAAGCCGCCATTGATCAGCTCTTCCATGGTGCGCGGCTCTTGGCAGAAGTCTTGGAGTTCGGTCATGATGACCACCATGCCACAAGCAGTGCCGCAAAGCCAATACCGATGGCGATGGCCGCCAGCGTGTCAAGAATCTTCTCATTCATCTTCATTCTCCTCTTCGCACAGCTCGCAGCCAGGGTGATCTGGATCGCGGCAGTCGTGGTGGCTGGCAAGGTTGGCCTGATACCGGCGGCGGTAGAAGTCCTCCGCTCTCATGTAGTCAAGATCTGATTCGTCTAGTGGCATGGTGATCTCCTTAAAGTTGGGGCCGAAGCCCCTTGGGTTTTACTTGCGTTCTACTGTGCCGACCAATTCGCCGTCCATGATCAGAAACAAAATGTGCTTGGCAATGTTGAGTGTTTGACGGCTGCTGTTTTGTGCGCCACCGGCAATCAATTCTTGCGCATCAGACATCAGGCCAGCCACAACCATGTTTGCGCCTGTGAATTGGTATGTGATGGATTCTTTGACAGATTCCACATAAGCATCAATATCAGCAATGCCATACATGTTGATGTTGCGTTCTTCTTGAGCAGTTGTTTGTGTTGCGTTTGTCATTTGGAAATCTCCTTGGGGTTGCGTTGTTGATGGGTGAATCATAAACGATTTGCACAATTCATCAACAACTATTATTTAATCCCTACAAACTTGTCGGGTATTCATCCCCTACAATCTGCTTGCTGGTTATCTCCACCAGCAGTTGCCTTTGGGGGTTGGCGTGAGTCAGCCCCCTTTTTTCACTGTACACTTGACGCTTTCCACAAAA